CTGCGGTAAATTCTGATAGAATATCAAAATTAGCTGTACCTGTTGCACCATCATTTACGTCAATATCCAATGATGTAAGTACACTACCAATAATGGTATAGGTATTAAAAATAAGTTGAGATCCAGCCGGAACGTTATTAAGTGTTGACGTATATGTGATAGAGAGGTTTTCCTGTTTACGAGCAGCAATTACAATACACGATGTACCTTCGATTTGAGAATCGAAACTATCAAGGCCGTCGTTCGGACCGCCCCAACCAGTAGTAGTATCACCAGACCACCATTGAACCATTCGTTTATCGGCAGCATTTGTACTATAAGAAATAGCCATTAAGAACCTACCTCAGAGATCTCTTCATCGATAAGAACTTTAGCAGCTTCTAGTGCTTCTAATTCGGTGTTATGATCGATGACGGTAGTAATACCATCTTTGAGCATCTCAATTACATTGCCGTCAACCGTTATTCTTGTTCGATCTCTGCTCATTAGTTATACTCGTATGTTGCTCTGTCATCCCAGACTTTCACAAAATCTGCAGTATTATCAGCCCAGATGATTTCTAAGTCGTCACCCTGTTCGTAAACACGTTTAATACGCCACGTAGAGGCGTCTCTCGCGGTGCCTGGGACAGCTTCTCCAATATATGTATAATCACCGTCAGTATCAACCAATCTATCGTATTGTTGTTCCATACCTATTTGTAATCTCTCTATAATGTCGTTGAATGATTCGGAAACAAACTTCTGTTTTGTTTGGTCGAATATAAGAATTGCATCACCTTCTACTTGGTGTCTCTTCTTAAACTCAACATCATCGTTCTCTAAAATTCGAACTGAACCACCACCCGATGTTCCATTTCCCCAGCCCATCGAAACTTTCTGGCGTATTTCATTAATACTTTTTTCAACAGTTCTTCTGAATTCTTGTTCAAAAGATTTTATATAAGTATCATTGCCGGTAACTTTTTCATCGAGTTCTTTTTGAAAATTAACAATGTTTTTTGTTGTATCTGAAAAAAAGTCTTGTATTTCTTTTCGGATAGATTCTTCATCAGCATCAACACCAGCAGGCCCTTGAGGTCCAACCGGGCCAATCGGCCCTACAGGGCCCCGTTCGCCACGAGGTCCTCTTTCTCCATCATTGCCATCCTTGCCATCGATACCATCTTTTCCATTTTCGCCAGGTGGACCAGAAACTCCCTGTATTCCGTGGTCGCCTTGTTCACCTTTTTCACCACTAGGCCCGGCCGGACCAATTTCTCCGACATCACCTTTTGGTCCTTGAATTCCCGTTTCTCCACGAAGTCCAGTATCTCCAACGTCTCCTTTGAGACCTTGGTCACCCTTTTCGCCTTTCTCACCTTGCGGTCCCTGTTCGCCTTTTTCACCCTGATCTCCTTTATCACCAATAGGACCTTTTGGACCGATCGGGCCTATGTCGCCCCGTTCACCTTTTGGACCTATATATCCTCGTTCACCTTTAGCTCCTTCAGGGCCTTGTTTTCCATCAAGTCCATAAATACGCACTGGTTGTACATCTTCGATAACTTGAAATATTTTATCTTCAAGTTTATCTATTTTTTTATTCGTATATGCAATTGATGTCGCTAAATTTAAAGCTTCAGAAATTACATCCGATTTATTTTTCGTTTTTGCCATCACCAGTTCCTTCCACTAAACTATCAAAAAACTTAGTCATCGATTTTGCAAGATGTACTTGATCATCAGTTTCTTTTAAGTAAAACTCTTCAAAATCTATTTCGACAGATTCTTCTTGCGGAGCTGGCGTAACCGTTGCCTGGAAAGGTGCGGGTTTAGTTGTTTGCATTTCTTCGTCATCGTATTCACCACTGGATTCTTCTTTTTCAATTTCTTTATCCAATTCTTCTAGATCCTCTTCTGTAAACCGCAAGACATGCTTTTTAACGTAAGCTTTAGAAAAATATTTACCAACATATGGATCTATATCATTAAGAATCGACACTCTTTCTCGTAAAACTTCAGATTCTTTCATCTCTATAAAATGTGAATCCGAAACATAATCGTAGTAAATATCTTCCTTCAATTGTTTCCATTCTGATTTAGTGCACACGCCTTTTAGTAATAAATGAGTTTCCAACACTTTATCGAACAAATGTGAAAATCTCAATCGAAGACGATCGACAAACTTACTGAATTTAATTTCATCTCTAGAAATTTCTGAAGCGCGACCTAAAGAAAACCCGGCGTCAGATTCTAATCTTGAAACTGGAACATTCAAAGATTTATATAATTTTTTTTGAAAATATAAAACATCATCAATCTCACCTAAATTTTGACCGCCAGGGAGTGTAGAAATTTCAGTACCTCGGCCACCTTCTCTTCGGGGTAACCAGAAGTCTTCTAACATAGTTTGATAACGTCGGTCATCTCTAACTTCACCAGTATTAGCATCATACACCAATTTGTTTTTATATTTCTGCATAACATCACGTAAATACTGTTCAGCTTTCATTTTTGGTAAATTACCAACATCAATATAAAAAATGCGACGTTCTGGCGCCCGAGAAATACGGTATATAACCGTCGCGTCTTCTAACATTCTTAATTGATTTAATGGTTTGATTGCTTTGTGTAAATGTGATACAATATTCTGGCCAGTCTTATCGTGTATGCCTGAATGTATGTAACAAATAGAATCGGGTGCAATTTTCAATCCATTATTGGCATCTTTGGCAAAACCTTTTTCAGAATATAAAAAATATTCAACTGGTTTGTTGTATAACCGATCAGCAACACCAACTGATTTGGCGTTTTTTGGTAACTCTTTAACCTTACGTATTTTTCTTGGGTCTATATATCGAAGTTCTTTTAGCCCATTCCTTGGAGACTTTTCGTCAATAACCATATGGTAGTATAACTTTCCATCAACATACCATCGCCGGAAAATATCATATCCCATATTATTAAAATCCATAAGTTTCATTACATGACGAAACTCTTCACGAATTTTATTTTTAAATGATTCCGATTGTTTAATTTTATCCAAAACAATTTGAACTGGATAATCACTATCACCGTGTACAATTGTTTCGTTAACAACGTCGTCGATAGCCATATCGCATTCTGGTTGTGCTGCCATTTCTCGATATTTACGAATGATTTCTGTTTCGTTGCTGACCTTACCTTCTAAGTCGACATAGGTACCATAGACTCCACTGCCAGAAATTGCAATTGCAGCATCATCGTCTGTTGGAGGAACGAAAGATTTTAAAGCCGTAGACTCTGGTTCTTCCTTTCCAATTTTATATCCAAATAATGTAAACGCCATTTCAATATCCTATTTAATTGATTCTATTCCTTATTTATAATCTTACAAAACAGACAAACAAAAAAAAGGAGGATAAATCCTCCTTTTTTCGTACCACATAATAGTTACTAAGATGTAGTAATACCCGAGTATTGGAACGTAACTGTAAACTCAGCAATCTGATCAAAATTATCGTAAGACAAATCCAACTGAGCAACCTCAGTAGGAAAAGCTTCATCTAGTCGATAACTTCTCAAATCAGCACCAGATACGTCGGTGTGTGTTACAGTAACCGTGCCGTAATAATCAGTATCGTCATCACCACCAGTAAGATCATCCTGGCCAAAATCATATTTTTTAATATAATTGGTCCATGATTCCATACTCTTATGAACACCCATTGTTTCATCAGCAATAAATGTTACCTGCCATTCATTGAAGATTCTGTCGCCAGGGACTTTAAGTCTTCGGCCACCAATGTGCGGAATTTCTACAACGCCCATCGTAAATGATGGAATTGTGGTCGCTTTTGCTAGGTATCGAATATTCGCTGTGTCTCCACCCGTGCTCGGCGCCGCGACGGCCGGTATGGCCATCGTAACATAAAAGTTATTAGGCCGAGCCGCAACACCAAGGTTTGTTTTAAATGTATTTAAATCTAATGACATTATGGTTCCCCTTACGTGTAATCACTAGTTGTAAAATATTCATAGACCCAAGTCACAGTATACTCCTCAATTGCGTCAGTTGTGTCGTAGGACAAATCTATCGCACCAATTTCACTAATGAAACAATTTTCCAAATTGTA